ATTATGGTTAGGCAAAACCTTAATTGTCATGTTCTGGTCATAGCGACCCAAAAGCTAAATATAATCCAACATTTAATTTAACTTTTATAAAGACATGGCAATTAATAGTAATTTTTCCATTTACGAACCAGAGGCGTTTGTTGAGGTTGCACTAGCTAACCAATATCCAGATCGACCAATGGTATCCAAAGCCGTTACCAACGTAGCTGGCGCATCTATCGAAGGTCTCGTTGCAGCTCGTAACAAGACTGTAAGCATTACTCGTGCAGTAAAGCCTACTGGTTCTCCTTCATCTTACTCAGGTTCTTATTCTCTAGGAACTCCTAACGCTAACGAAGAGCAACTAGTAATTAATAAGCACTACTATGCTGGATTCAGCATCGACAAGGCTGACCAGAAGTTTGCACTCCCTGATTTAGTACAACAGCATTTCGTACCAAGACTACACCAGCTTATTGATCAAATCAATAGCGACATTAAAGTTGAGGCTCGTAAAGCTTTTGAAGTAGCTTTCGCTGACAATAACACTGACTCTACTGTGTTGAGTGCTAACGACCTTGCTGAAGCCCGAAGAATCATGGCTGCTCGTAAGTTTGTATCTGACAACATGATGATGGTTATTGATCCTTTCGCTGAGAAAGACTTGACTACATTAAGCCTATTTCAACAAGCTAACACTCGTGGAGACTCAGGTATCCAATTAGGTGGAGCTATGGGTCGTGCTTATGGTTTTGACTTCTTCATCGACAATCAAGGAAGTGACCATACTGCTGCTACAGTAACTGACGCTGTTCTTGCAGCCACAGAAGCTATCGGTCAAACTGCATTAACTATCGACAATGGTAGTGGTTCTGCAGCAACTGTATCTCTAGCTGAGGGTGACATTGTTACTTTCGGTTCTGCTAAAGGTACTGATGACTTCTACACTGTAGAAAGCCAAACTGGTACTGTATTAACCATTAAAGAGCCATTACGAAAAGCGCTCGCCAACAACGCTACTATCAACCCAGTTGATATTGCTTCAGGTGACACTGGTCGTGAGCAGTTCTTCTATGACCCATCTGCCCTTGCCCTAGTTACTGCGGTTATGCCTTCAGTAGATAGCGGTTCAGGTTCTGGTGTTCGTAGAGCTGCTGGATTCGAGCCTACTAACAATGTGAACTACACATTGACTGTAGAAGAAACCAAGTCAGGTGCTGACATACTTATCGAAGTTCTTTACGGAGCTAAAGTATTCAGACCAGATCTAGGTGGGCGATACATTAGAGGTAACGTAGCCAAAGCCTAATTTTTAAGGAGAGTCGCCTTGTGCGGCTCTCTCTTTATTATGATTAACCTAGAAGACATAATGGACTATAATGCTATGATAGGTATGCTTGGATTAGTTTCCAGCATCACCCTTCAATACGTATCGACAGTGATATCCATACTTGTGGGTATCGCAACGTTTACTTATATGACTATAAGGATATACAAAGAACTAAAAAAAATTAAAGGCGAACAATAATGGCGTTCAGTGACCTAACCCTTACTAGAAACAATATTGATGCACTAGAAGAGCTCACATTTAAGGGTGTAAACGTCACTACAGGCTCCACAACGCTCAATCTCTCTGAGAAGGATAATCTTATACTAGGTAAAGCAATTAAGCTCCTTAAAACGGATATTCTTGAGAATCTTAGAGAGTTCATCAACGATACTACGTATAGCACAGAAACAGCTCTACTAGATGCTATACACGCTGCAGATTCGGAGGAACTCCTCGTTGATTTATTATCATACAAATTTTTAGAGTTGTGGTTCGCTCAAGACGCAACTCACAGAGAAAGCTACTCTTACGAAAAAGCTAGAAAGTACTACGCAATGTACAATCAATATTTAACGTCTAACCTCAGAAGACTTAGTGGTTTACTCGCTAAACCCAAGACAACTCCTAGAGTTAGATTTATGAGCTTGTATTGATATGACCATAGGTGAAGCCATAAAAAAAGATTTAGAGGATACTATTTTAAGTGTACCTAAACAAGTACTCACTGATATAGGTAATGAGTACAAAGAGCATATATGGGAAGTTTCTGAAGACGGACTTCAGCCAGATGGAAGTGGTCGTGAAAAATTAAACACAAAATACGCACAAAGAAAAGATAACAATAGTAGAAATCCTTATAGAGATTTTATATGGACAGGAAGTGCCAGAAAAAGTTTTTACTTTGAGGAAGGCGAAAATAAAATAGGTTTTGGCTATGACAATGGCAAAGTTTATAACTATATGGAATTACATCAATTAAAAGCAGAAGGTGAGATTAAAGCCAAAACTAAAAAACACAGATTGTATCCTATAGAAAAAGATAGCAAAACGTCTAAGCAAAAAGATATAATAGAATTTGTAGAAAATAAGATACTCAACATTCTTGATAAACCTAGAACGCTAAAAGCTGAAGCAACGGTGACTAGAATTGGATAGAAACGCAATACTTACAGCATACACTACTAGTTTTAGCTCGTACTCTGGAACAGACAGTAGAACCACTATTGAAAAGGTATTGAAATTCAGTGGAAACAATTTCGATATTAGAAAAAGAGGTGATATCAAAAAAGAGGTAGCCATCTTTAGGTTGTTAAGCGGAACGTCTATAGACAGAGTAGAGGACGAAAAACCTATTGATCTAGTTCAAAACTTTGAGGTCACTGTGTACGTTGAGCAATCAGATTCTCATAGCGGAAAAGACGTTGCTTATGACAGAATGTTAGAAATTACGGATCAGTTAATTGACTGGGCAGATACCACCGATGGTGATTCCATCAACTCTGATGTAGAAACCCTGACAATGACTGGTGTGAACACGATAGATGAAGACGATGGTTACCTATCAACAAATGTAAACTTTGAAAGTATAATTAAAATAAGACAATAGAATAATGGCAAAACTAATATTTACCCATGCTGAAATCCTTACCTCTGGCGGTTCTGCTATAGGTACTGGAGGTACTAACATCAGAAACATAACTGTGGAGGGTTTAGAAATAAGTAATGAGCCAGCTACAGTAGCAGTAGAAAATAACAGAGAAATCAATGAGTCCTTTACAGGTCGTATTGTTGTTAGAACTACTGACACAAACTTCAAACAAGTTGCAGCCGCAGGGGTTACTACAGCAATCTTAGATCATGGTAGTGTATCTCCAAATGGAGTTCTTCCAACTGAGGCTAAACTAAAACTTCATGGAGCGACAGGTTCTCATAGCATAACAACTCCTGTTGTATACATTATGGGTCACGAAGACTTTAGCAATGGCAGAAGAGAAACTGTTTTGACAGCTCAAGCTGCTGAAATATCAACGCTAAATTCTTTAGCTGTATCTTAATATACAAGGAGTACCCATTATGTCTAGGTTATTATTTAAAAAAGCTCAAATATTTGATAGAACAGGGGATACTGAAACCCTTAAAGGAACCATTGATAACATAACTGTAGAAGGTTTAGAACTTGGCATGACTCCAGACACAGTTATGGTTGAAAATGAACGTGAATTATTTGAGTCATATACTGGTCGAGTAGTGATTAGAACACTTCAAACTAAGTTTGATGGTACAACTGATGATATATTAGCAGCAGGAACTAGTAATAGTACTGGCGCTGATTATATTGGTATAGGCGGAGAGCAACCAAAAGAAGGATTTATCAAACTTATAGGAAAGGGCGTAGACGTTACATTAGGTGGTAACGATGCGACATCTGGATTACCTCTTTTGACATTTATACAAGGATACCGATCATTTGAAAACGGAAGACTTGAAACTGTAATAGTAGCACAACTTCAAGATGTAGACAGTAGAAAGGTGTTGTTCTCTGAAGCTGGAACTGCTTAATAAATAGGAGTAAACAACAATGTCCACACAACTAAACAAGTTAGCTATAATAAACACATCTACGTTATCTGAAACGCAGACATTTTCTGTTGTGCAAGAGGGCGCTGCTGAGGCTTCACGACAAATTATAAGCATAGAGCCAAACACGCAAGTAATAGAAAACAACAGAGAAGTAATTACAAGCAAGGTTTACAATATTACAGCTACAGGATTATATAGTACGGCATCTAGAACTCAGCTAAATACTTGGGCTACGAATCAAACTAGCCTAGTTTTTTCTGGTATAGGTTTAGACGGTAGCATACTTCAAGCGGAAGGCACATTACAAGTTGTGACTCAATTTGAAGATAATGCTTCATTTAGATTTACTAGCTCAAGGGAAGCTATAGGAGGATATGGTTCTTCCACAGGTAAACATACAGCAGAGATGTCTTATTCTAAAAACGGATTATCCTTATTTAATTGGCAGGAAGGTTCCGTTAGTGGTGTAGCCGCAGGATGGGCAAATGGTTTTGGAGACCCTTTAAATTCATTTGCAACTGTTTCATTTACAGCTGAAACATCAACTACTAGCGGTATTCAAAGACTTGCAGATAACACAAATGATGGTAGGGCGTTTTATCGTGATATACACTTTCCGTTTGCTGGTAAAACACTGACTTTTGGTATAGACGTTGTAGACACCGCAACCCCTGCTGACAGCGATTATACAGGGGCATTGATAGGTATTCAATGTTATAATGTTTCTAATGGCATTGTTAATGGTCAAGCAACACAGGCTATATCTGCAATAGGTACTGTACAAGTATCAAAAACGTTACCATCTACTTGTAAATGGGTAAGAATTAGCGTTGAAGGAGATGGCGGATGTGACTTTGAGTTTCAGAACCCAACATTACAACTTTCTACTGATTATGAATTTGTAGAGTTTAACACATAACCCTAAAATAAAGCGAGCAATTTATGGGACGCATTACAAAAGTAACTGGCGAATTTATGGGGGTTCGGTTTGAAGTCAAGCCGACCCCTATTCGTTTTGATAAGATAATGGATGAGCGTAGAAATATGCTTATGAACTGGTATAAAGAACATCATCCTAAGTTAGAAAAAAAACTTAATGATGATAAAGTTTCTGTTGATGATTATACAATGGAAGACCTTGACGGATTAAACGCATGGCGTTTAGACGAAGAGTTTCGATCTAAATACTGTAAGTATACGGCAGATCACTGCTTGAAACTAGATAAACCTATTGATAGTAAAACTTGGAAGTCTGATGAGTTAGAATTAGGCACGCTTGAGGAAGCGTGGGATTTTTTTACGAACAGGCGACAAGTACCTACCAATGGAGTCGGAGTACTTTAGAGTCATTAGACTTGCTCGCACCTAATGACCTCGTGGTTGAAGTTGGCGGAGCGTACAAATATTATTGTTACGTTCTCGCTGACTTTGATCCGCTGCGAGCGCAGGAACTTGAAGCCGAATGTTCGGTTGAACAGATAACAAAATGTATGATGGCTCGTGAAGCCTATCATAGACCTAAAGACTAGTACATTACCATGCCAAATCTAATATATAATGTAGAATTTAAAATAGACAAGTCACAGTTATCTGGGTTAAAGGATATTATTGATGCAAGCACTACGGCAGAAGTATCTTCTTTAACAGAAAAAGTAAAACAATTAGAGGCACAGTTAGACAAACTAAAAAATACTCAAACAGGCGTAAGTAAGACTGATCAACAGCGTATAAAACAATCTAAAACTCGAGAGTCTCAATTAGGCGCGCTTGTAAAACGAGCTAAAGAACAAAAGAAGCTAACAAAAGATGAGCTTAAATCCTTAAAGAGTCTTATATCTGCTGAAAAAGAAGAAGGTAAAGTTTTAATAACAAACTCCTTAAATGAGAAAAAGTCTTTAACTTCAAGAAAACAATTAGCTGACCAATTTAAAAGATCATCTACAGCAGTTTCAAATGCTACAGAGGTATTAGAGGCATTTGAGAATCAGCAAGAAAAAACAAATCAAACTGTTTTAGGTGGTGACAAATCGTTCTCTATAGCGAATCAAACATTGTTTGGGTTTGGTGATTTAGCTCAGGATGCCTCTCAGTTTAGTCAAGGCGCAGCTCAGGGATTTAGGGCTATTGGTAACAACATTGCCTTTAACGCTGAAATGTTTGGTTTACTTGTTCAAAAAACAGGCAGTGCTAAAGCAGCATTTAAAACACTAGGCTCTCAAATATTTGGTGTTGGTGGTATTATACTGCTTGTTAATGTAGCCGTAACAGCAGCTACAACGTTATTTACCAAATTTGGTAAATCTTCAAAAGAAGCAAGCAGTGCTGTGGATGATTTTATTTCTGCTAGTGCAGATTTAAGAAAAGTATTTGATTTTGATTTTTTAGATATAGATTCACTTGAAAGACAAAATACTATACTATCAGATATAGCTAAAAAAAGACAAGATGTACAACCAATTATAGACAAACAAGAAAAAGCACAAAGAAGATTAAATAATTCTAATGCAAATTTTAATATAGGAGCTGGAAAACAAGCAAGAATTATATCAGAAACAACTAAACAATTAAAAGATTTTGGATTTATATCTGAGTTGTCTGAAAAACAACTAAAAAAATTAGATGAACAGATAGAAGAAAACAATGATAAAATAGCTATTAACAAAGCATTACTTGAAAGTGATCCATTAGCTCAATTTATATCAAGCACATCAAAGGCTACTGAAAAAACATTGTTATTTTCAGATATTGGATTAGGAGCAAATGACATTTTAGAGACCAGAAAAGACAAACTAAAAGAACTTATACAAACAGAATTAAATAATAATGAAATTACTGATGAATCTATAATAAGACTCAGATCTCTTCAGGATCAATTACAGGCAGTCACTTCTGAGTTAAAAAAACAAAATGACGAATTATTTAGACGAAATCAGTTTATAGACGATACAAAGCTAATGATTGGTGAAAGTGATCTTTTGCGAGAACAGATAAAAAATATAGATAAGCTAGATAAAAGAGAAGAAATATCTTTGCGAGCTAAGAAAGAAAGATTAAAAATAGAGTTTCAATCTAAAGCGGAGCAACGTAAATTAGAGAATCAATTTGCTAATGACGAGATTACTGAGTCACAAAAAAATTCCAGAATAAAAGCTATTATAGCTCAAGAGGATTTAAATTTATTAAAAGTAGATGCTGAGGAAAAAACATCTAATGCGCAACTAACTAGAGATAATATTAGTGAAGGATTGCAAATGGCTGCAAACTTTACTAGCGGATTCTCCTCTTTAAAGAATCAAGAAATAGATGCGGAAATACAAGCAGCCAAAGCCAGAGGCGCTTCAGCTAAAGAAATAGAAAAACTAGAAAGAAAAAAGTTTGAAACAAATAAGAAAGCTCAACTAGCAAATGCTATTATAAATACCGCAGCAAATGTTGTCGAAGCAAAACCTCCATCTCCCAAAGCTATAGCAGCAGGCGTTCTAGGGGCGATACAAGTAGCTACTATTCTTAAAACTAAATTTGGCGGAGGGAGTGGAGCGGCTGCTGGATCAGGTAGATCAGGGGGAGGAGGTTCATCCGTCTCTCAAAATTTACTTTCTACATCTGGTGCAGAAAGACAAACAAGACTTAATCGTTCTTTATTTCAAGGTGATAATGATTTTCGACCATCAGCATCAGGTGCTGGTGGAGGTCCTATGAGTGTAAATGTAATCAATACGTTTAATGACAGGACTGTAGCTAGCGTAAGTAGAGCAGGGAATGAAGAGAGAAGGGAGGGGGCTGTATCAGGTCTATAATTTATGGCTACTAATCTGCCTTCTGGAAATGTTGTTACAGTAACTTCTTCAGCTACCCTGAGTGGTAATAAAAATGTTGAAGTAGTGATGAAGTTTGAAGACAGAACAGCGTCTCCTTCTACTCAAAGCCTTACAGGCACATTATCCAATATAGGTAATGTTCGTATAGAAATAGATGAACAAGAAGACACTAATGAATTAACTGATTTTGTGTACAATGTTGCTGAGTTTAGTTTTTCTATGTTTTCTACTTTTGGAGGCGGAAGTTCATTTGGTGCATTTTTAAACGCCCTTACTTTTAATGATTTAATACAAATTGAATTAAAATATGCTACGTCAAGCGGAGGGTCGTTACCGTCTAATCCAGATATATTTTTATCAAAAAAGTTAAACGTATCTTATGATGAAATAAAAAGAGAGTTTAAAATTAAAGGGTTTAGCGCTATGAAGTTTGTTAATTCTATTACAGCTTATAATCCTGATAGCGACGAGGTTACCCTTAATTTTGGTAGCGATACATATAGGGGCGTAACTGCAAAGGATTTGATAAAGAATTATATAAATACGCTTAGCTCATCAAGCACTGCAAAAATACAATCCTCGTTTACAAAAGTTAAATCAGATGCAGATGGTTTATCAAATAATACTACTGGTGTTTTTCATATGTTTATAACAGACGTAAACAGCACTAATATATTAACGGACTCTACTATTTCTGGCGGTCTAAATCAATTTGCAGCAACTACTTTAGATCAAGCTAGGTCTGCGGCCCTTAAATTAGGTGTTATTGAAAGCGCAATAATAGGGTCCTTCTTTGGTGAGAACTTTTATGTTAGAAGAGATTACACAGGGAGCGCGAGTGGATACAGTTCTACTTTAACAGGGTCTGATTTAGAGGAATTAAAAATAAAGTTCTTTGGTGCTAACATTCAAAAAATAACGTTATCAGGAAATAATATAGGCTCTGGAGATACTACATCTTTATTATCAACCATTGATGGTACAGCGACTAAAACCTTAGACTTGACGGTGGGTGCTTTTGCTAATACTCAAACTCTTACAGGTAACGACAGTTTCCCAGTAAATGTAGACGTATCTAATCCTAGTGGTAGGTACAGAGAAACAACATCGGGTAGTCAATTAGGAGCTGGCCTTAATATAGGTAATGCTGCAATGGCTACTTATAAAAAAGTGTTAGCAGCGACTAATACAGTAAAGTTTGAATTTGTTGTTTTAGGTACGGAAAAACTAAAACCGTATCACTACGCTACACTGGATCATACAATGTCAGATTTTATAGTAGAAAACGGAAACGATAAAGTTAGACCCTCATCATTAGAGTATGATCTAAAAAATAATAAGATAAGGGTAGAAGCATATAGCATAAATTAAATTGGCTAAGGTTAACAACATAGTAGTCATTACAGATGCAGGCGGTACACAGACGCTAACTATCCAGAATTACTCTGAGTCAGATGAACTAGAGTTTTTTAACGTACCATTCGATGAAGCCATAGACGGAACGTTACGTGGCAATTTCAGGGACTTCAGGAGAAAGATAGGACTCACCTACAATTTGTGTACGACTCCTGATACGTACCGATCTATATGCAACAATATAGCCACAGACCTTTTAAACGGTGCGGAGTTTATTTATATCGGTATTGATACTGATAACGTAATTAGGGTAGTTTTAGACGATGGCTTTGCAAGTCGTGTTCAATACGCAAATCAACATGGCTTGTTTGTCCCAAAGATTAACTTTACAGCTTTTGAACTTGGTCTTGATATTACGTTGAACTTTGAAGATTTTCGTTTTATAAATGAAAGCGCAGCAGGTGACCAACGTGACTATAGGTTTATATATGAAACTGTTACAACTCAATTAGATTATGGCTTTATCGAGTAAGTTAGAAACTATAAATATACGAGTGGATCATGCTACTCCAGCTAGTGGTGACTGGGAGTATAAGTTCACCATAAATAGTATGGTGTCTGACATTGGTCAAGTAAACTTTAACTCACCATTTGATGAGGCTTTAGATGGCAGTCTGAGACATAATTTTAGAGGGTTTAGGTTAAACCTAGAACTAAACTGGGAAAAGCTGTTGTCATCCACAGCTCAAAAAAGAACGTACACCTCTAGTTGGGGATCATTCTCGTCTAGCACTGTTAGTGCGTTTTTTACGGATTTAGTGAGTGCGTTAGTAACCAATGGTGACAGTCACGTAGAGGTTTCTTTTGATGGTACGTTTAACACGATATATAATATATCTACACCCAACTTATCGGCTGCTGACCACTTTCGTTTTGTGCTAGATAGCTCTACATTTAAGACGGTGTACACGAATCAAATAGGTAGAAGTTCTGCTAACTTGAAGTTCGTAGGTAAACAAATATTAATTGGTATTCCAGCAGCGTTGGAAGCCCCTAACGTATAAGGTTACATGGCAACAGAAGTAAAACGTAGAAGAGGTACAACCGCACAGCACCAACAATTTATTGGAACTGAAGCAGAGATAACAGTAGATATTGAAAAGTACACCCTACTCGTTCACGATGATTCAGGTACTAAACCAACTGGTCACGAGCTTTTAAGGGCTGACTTTAGTAATATACCAACTTCTGTTACTGCTGACGTTACCATAGTTGGAGAAGTAGATGCTACTAAATTTAGCGGTGACTTAACTGGGGCTATTCACGTACAAGGAAAAAACGCTACAAGCGGCACATTAACAAAAGGAACACCAGTATATATATCTGGTAGTCAGGGTCAACAGTTTACTATTGCAGTTGCAGATGCAGATGATAGCGCAAAAATGCCATGTATAGGAATCTTAGCTGCTGATGTAAATGCTAATGCTCAGGGTGATATTGTTACGCATGGTAAATTAATAGGAATAGATACAAGTTCTTTCACAGTAGGTGACGAA